TGCTCCTGTAGTCTGTGAAGACAACAGGAGCTTTTTAATTGGAAACAAGTTAAATTATGGATATAAATATAATAAAGGAGAAAGCCAGAGAGTATGCAAATGGTATACATGGGATTACGCACAAAAGAACAGCATCGGTGGATTTTGAGAAAGGTGCTCGATTTGTTTTGGAATCCATAAAATGGAGGAATGCAGAAAAAGATCCTCCACCATTGGACACAAGAGTGCTTGTGAAGAGTTCCGGGAAATTTGTGAATACCGGGATGTTGGTATTCGATAGTGAGCATAAGAAGAACATTTGGATATGTGGAAATACTAACCGGGCATGGGACATTGATTTTTGGAAACCATTGCCACAATAATATAAATATCATGGAAAAGAAATATCAAATAACAAGTTACCAGCTTGTGTATGCCAGTGGTGGCAGGGATACAGTAAAATTGTTCATGCCTGTTATGGTGGATGATTTGGAGAAATACCGTAACAGTATCCGTGCGACACATGACTGCATTGGTGTAAATCTTACTTATACCGAACTGCCATGAACCCATATATAGTTCAAGGCGTAACGCTTGTGTTTTATGACGGAGAACGTGAGGAACTGTCTGTCTTGGATAGTAAGATTACTGACAGACCTCCCAAACTTCTTAAAGAGCAAATTCTTGACGGATTTTCCAAGATGGAGAATCCTCCGGTTAAAGTTGAACTTAAAATAAAATGGTTATGAAGAAAGGTGATAAAGTACGTGAGATAGGTGATACGCTGACAGGTACGATTGTTTATATCGCTAACGGGTATGCTGATGTCAAATATCCTAATATGAAGGGTGTATGCTCGTTGCCGGTCCAATTTCTTGAAAAGGTATGAGAACTGTAAGACAGATAAGCGATGAACTGGATAAACTATATTCAGAGCTTGATATAGTCCAGTCAATGAGTGAGGAATCGGTAAGGCTCATCTTCAACGCTGACTGTAAAGGTAAATATATATCCTTGCTTAATGAAGAAATCGATTCTCTTGAAAACGAGCTTGAAGAAGTGGAAAGATATCATGGCAGGAAGCGGAACTTTGTAAGGACTGCGGACCTGCCTTTTTTGTGTTGGTAAATAATAATTTTATATGAGTGAACAGTTAATATACAGTAAGATAGCCAATATCCTCAAAGAAACAAAGGCTATCACCAAATCGGAGAAGAACCAGCAACAGGGGTTCAAATTTCGTGGTATTGACAATGTTATGAACGAACTTCATGAATTATTCTCAAAAAATGAGGTATTCATACTACAGGAAGTGCAGAGCTTTACAACAGAGAACAGGATAACGAAATCCGGCGGTACGAACACATTCACAAGAGCTACGATAAAGTTCAAGTACATGACCACTGACGGATCGTATGTTGAAACGGTAAATGTAGGAGAAGCTCAGGACAGTTCCGATAAGGGTTTTAATAAATGTATGAGCATAGCGTTGAAATATTCTCTACTTCAAATGTTTCTGATTCCTACAGAAGAGCAAAAGGACCCTGACAGCACGACACCTGAGGAAACGGATTTCCTTGCGATGGCATTGCAAGAAGTAAGATCAAGCCTGTCAATCGAGACATTACAGGTAGTATGGGGAAATTATAAAGAATTACAAAGTGACAAACGTTTTATTGAAGCGGTAACAAGAAGGAAAGGAGAGTTGAAATGAAACTAATCAAATCACAAGTCGTTTTCAATCCCGATGAACATACTTATATGCTAGGAGATAAGGAACTAAGTGGTATTACTTCCGTGATAAGCAGACAGCTTTTCCCCGATAAATACCGTGATGTTCCCGAATACGTGTTAAGGAAAGCGGCTGAAAGAGGTACTATGATCCATAGTATCTGCGAACTTGTCGATGATATGGGGATAACTCATGACAGCGATGAAGCACAAGGATACAAGGAGCTGAAAGACGATTGGGGATTGAGGTACGAATGTTCCGAATATCTTGTATCTGACAATGAGGACTATGCAAGCTGTATCGACAAGGTTTATCGCGAAAATGAAACTGATTTTACTTTGGGAGATATAAAGACCACCTACGTACTTGACAAGGAATCTGTAAGATGGCAGTTGAGTATATATGCATACCTTTTTGAGTTGCAGAATCCGGGATGCAATGCGGTAAGGCTTATAGGTATATGGTTGAGAGGCAAAAACCATGAGATAGTAGAAGTCGAGAGAATACCATCAGAAGTTGTAATGAATCTGTTGAAATGTGATTCGGAAGGCAGACAGTTTGTGAATCCCTATTCCATATCCCCTGTTACTCTTCCTGACGAGTACCGAAAGATGGAGAGGACAATACAGGAAATTGTGTCACAGGCAAAATACTGGTCCGATAAAAAGAAAGAAATAACTGATGGCGTTATGATGGCTATGGTAGAAGCCGGTGAATATAGTTGGAAAGGTGATATCATATCATTTACTCGCAAAAAGGACACTATCAGAAAGGATTTCGACAAGAAGGCGTTTGAGAAAGATTATCCTGATTTGTATAAGAAATATTTAAAAGAGATTCCAGTAGTTGGAAGTGTAACATTAAAAACAATATAATTATGGCAATTTTAAGTGGTTCTATCTGTCTCTCTGATATACCTCGTGAGCAGATGAAGAAAATTAAGTGTAAAGACGGAGTTGAAAGAATCTATGTGAATGTGGCTGTTATCGAACGCAAAGAGAAATCCCAGTTCGGACATACGCATTTCATCACTTGTTCTCCTAAAAAGGAGGAACGAGTAGAAGGAAGGCAATATATTTTTGGAGACCTCAAAGAGTTTGTACCTCAGAATACATCACCTAGCCCAGAGGATATAAATAATGCGCCAAGCGTGTCGGATGATGATCTAGATTTGCCATTTTAGCTGATGAAATACGATGGTTCCAATCCTCTCCACGTCCAGCAGGCAAGAGCGAAGCTGGAGAAGTTGATAAAGGAACAGAAGGTGTTTGAATTGACGGAAAAGAAACCCCAAAGATCTTTAAATCAGAACAAATACCTTCATGTCTGCCTTGCTTATTTCGGTTGCCAGGTCGGCGAGACGATGGAATACGTGAAGCGTAACTATTACAAGATTCTCTGCAACAAAGACACTTTCGTCCGTGAGAGAGAAGACAAGTTTCTTGGGAGAATAAAATACTTAAGAAGTTCGTCTGACCTTGATAGTACAGAGTTTAGCCTAACTATTGAGCGGTTTCGGAATTTTTCGAGTGCCCAATGTGGTATATATATCCCATCTCCAGACGAAGAACGTTTGATTCAGTTGATGGAGATAGAGGTTGAACAAAACAAATTTCATATTTAAATGAAACTTACTTTGACAAAACAAGAAGTGCTTCTCATCCAGTTACTTCTTCATATTTATAAAAACGAGTTGCCCGATGACGGAACAGAGAAGCATGGACGTTTTGTCGGGAAGCTGTACAAGAAAATCAAAAGACAAGTTATTAATCAATTAAAGCAATAAAATTATGGAATCGAATATTTCGCGCGATCATATTGCGCTTGAAGCAATGAAGTGCATAATGATGACAGCAAAACGCAGGAGAACTTTATGGAACAGAGTTGTAACATTGTTTTTCCCATCCGAAGAAGAAAGTGTTATAAACTACAATCATGAAGGACAGGCTAAAGCAGCTTATCAGATAGCTGATGCAATGATTAAGGAACGTAATAAGACAAAGGAGGAATGATTATGATGCACACATGGTTTGAAGTAAAGATTCGATACGAGAAAGTAATGGAAAACGGCATGAACAAGAAAGTAACGGAACCCTATTTATTTGATTCTTTATCTTTTACAGAAAGCGAAGGAAGATGTATTGAGGAAATGACACCGTTTATCAGCGGTGAGTTTACTGTTTCTGACATAAAACGTGCTAACTATTCTGAGATATTTTTCTCAGATGAAGAATCGGCTGACAGGTATTTTAAATGCAAGTTATACTTTATCACATTGGATGAAAAAACTGGTGCGGAAAAGAAAACATCCACAAACATTCTTGTTCAAGCAGCCGACTTGAGAGATGCAGTCAAAAAACTGGATGAAGGAATGAAAGGCACAATGGCAGACTACGTGATTGCTTCGGTAGCGGAAACTGCTATTATGGATGTTTATCCTTATGAAGCAAATCCAGATGTTAAACCAGAGTTCCCTAATGCTTAAAAATTGACTGATATGGAAGAGTTTATTTCAGACTGGTTCATTCCGATGGACTTCGGTAATGATATTCCGGACGAAGATCCAGACGGTGAAGATAATTTCAATTTTGATTAAGTGTATTTGTTTACATGCCTGCTCTGTCTGTGAAGATATAGTGGGCAAACATGGGCGTGAGACCGAAGTTGGTTATACGGAGATGATTTCAAGAAGGGAATGACATAGGCACGAAGGTTCGATTCCTTCCACGTCCACATAAATGTGAGCCACACATTAATGGCATGGGTTAATAAATAATGGTTGTGCCCCGGAGAATACGCTTCGGGGCTTTTAATTAAAAAGAGAGAATGAGACATTTAGAAGATCAGCTTCAAAAGGCTATTATTCAATATTGGGATTTTAAATACCCTAAATGGACGAAAAGGCTCCACCATTCTCCCAATGGAGGGAAGCGTAATGCTATTGAAGCTTCCAAGTTCAAGCAGATGGGTGTTCGTGCTGGATTCCCTGATTTGATACTGCTTATACCAAATAGATTCTATCCCTTTTGTGGTATTGAATTAAAAGCAAAGACAGGCAGACAGTCATATAATCAGAAAGCCTATCAAAAGGAATTTGAGAGTATTGGGGCGAAATATGTTGTTGTTCGGTCATTAGACGAGTTTATTAAAGTGGTGGATAATTATTTGAAAGATATTTGATTTTTATTTTGGTGTTTTGAATTTGAGTTGTATCTTTGCGGTGAAAAGTTCGCCAAACTTTGATTTTATATAGCATATCGAAAGTGGATATTTTATATCTACTTGACAGCTTTTATCGCAAAGATATAGCCGTTAGTTTTCCCTACGGACTGCTTTCGTTATGCGAATTTAGTCGGAGTTTGGCGACTTTGGGAGGCTAACGGCTTTCCTTTTATATATAACTCAAATTTCATCGTATGCCAAACTCCATGAAATTAGAGCAGAAGCGAAGTACAGTAACTTCTACATCTACGTTATCGGCTAACGTAAAAGCCATTTTCGTGTTGATAATGCTAGTACTCACTATCATTAACCCTATCTTGTTTCTATTACCGTTTATTGCTTGCTTCATTTCAGCGAAGAAAGGAGGTCTGTTATGAAACAGTACGACTTCACTTCACTGAATGATTTCTTCAACGAGTTCATGCCTCCGAAAGAACTTGCTGACCAACTTGTACAGATTTTGTTTAACTATGCTTCATGTGTCAATGAAGAAACACTTGAATGCTTCAAGAATGATGTAGACACGATAAATCTTCTGTATCAAGAAATAACAAAAATATAATCAACTAAGTGCTGGTAGCCTTATACA